ACCCGCGCTATTGTAAAGCAGCGCCGCGTGTCTAAGCAGTTCGACGAGAACACCGCTAACGAACTCCTAAAAGAAAAGGGGTTGTTCGATACCTGCACTACCACTGTCACCACGCTTGACCAGGACGCCGTGATGGGCGCTTACTACGAGGGCAAGTTGACTGACGCTGACATCGAGACCATGTTCCCTGAGAAGGTAACCTGGGCACTAATTTTGGAGAAGAAGTAATGGGAAGAATATCTGACCTAGACGCCCAAGGCGTTACTGACCTGCACTCATACAGCATTGGCTTTGAAGATGCTAACGAGCGCATCATCAAGTGGGTTGAGGCTCACCGCTCACAGATTGAGTTTGACTCAGAGGTTGTAATTACCAGGGACCAGTTTGACTCGGCGTCACTGATTGCCTTTATCAAAGGCGATAAACCCAGGCCAACCGTTAAACCTATAAACCAAACATCTGACTAAGCTCTTCTATGTCTAAACTGTTGTGCCTAATAACGTGGTGGTCTAAAAAACCTTTTGTTACGCTCTTATGTGACATAAAGACAACTTCTGCACCAAATACTTCCTTGGCTAAGTCCTTTATCTTATTGTATCGACCCGGGGTAAGGATGAACTTAGCAGGGTCTTCACCGACAAGCTGCATATTAGATATAATTTGAGAATGAGTGTTGTCAATAACAAAATACTTTTTGCCTTTATGGTTTAACAAGGTATTTAGTTTGTGAGTGCTCCTGTCCCTAAAACCTTCATTGGTGTACGTTTCTATATGCCAGATGTAAATACAATCAAAAACCGCGCTCTTGGGAAACTCTGTTAGCTCAAAAGAGCTTTTCATTTCGTAGTTGTCTGGGTTAGATAGGGCTTCTATAACAGTGCCAGATTTACAGTGCTCGAAGAACTGAATAATAGAATCAAAAGAAATGATGGTCCAGTCAAAGAAGCCAGAGTTTTGCTCAACGGGTAGGTTATGCAGCTCAACAAGGTCTTCTATGTGGCCTTCAAACGCGCAATTAAGCCCCAATGAAACCACCATAGTATCGTTGTATGAGTGCATATACGGATTATACCGCCCCTCAGCGATATAAAAATGGCTTTGCAAGTTGTACTATAATGTATAGATATACCTATCAAGGGAGAGAACAAGTGAAGTGCGAAAAGCATGATTGGGATTGGGACATCAGTGACCCTACTGGTTGCCCAGTCTGCTACGGCGAGTCTTTAGAGCGTGAACGCGTTGTCAAACTGCTAGAAGGTCGCACCAACGGCAGTGGCTCTGTGCTAGACGAAACAGGCAACTCAATCGCAGACCTAAGCGACCTAATCGCTCTTATCAAGGGCGACAACAGTAGTAACAGTTCACGCTAAACCCAAAAAAATTAATTGCTACACTACTTTTCCAACTACCACGAGATACAAAATGACCCCAGAAGAAAACGACGAAGTCCTCCAAGCAATCTCTAGTGCCAAGCAGGACTCCTACCTTTACGGCAGATATGTGGAGCGAACCTCCATGCTTAAAGCAGTTAACGACCTTATTGAGTCCGGCTCTTTTACTGATGCAACCATTATTAACTCGGTGTTGGTATACCTAAAGACCAAGATTAAGAAGGACGCAAATGAGCAAACTAGCTAGCTTTTTGAAAAGATTCGGACCAGAGTACTCGGAGTGGCTTAGACTTCATGACGAGGACACTGCAATGTCAGAGCGAGAGCGTATACTTAGTGTCTTGAATAAAAACAAAGTTGTACTTCCAGAACGAGCTTTACAATTGGTGACCGGAGAACGTAGTGAGTGATTTCATAGAAGAGACTTTTTCGGGGCTAGACACGTTCTACCCTGGCAGCAAGCGTAAGCGTAAAGAACCTGTTGCCGAGGTCCCGAAAGACACTTCGTGGGAAACCGATGGGTTTGATAAAGTTTTGCCGAATGGTAGACAGATTCAAATGTATACGCTAGGCTCGTTAGCCAAGGCCCTGGGCCGACCAACCAAGACCGTAAGGTACTGGGTGGAAAACAGTATACTTCCAACATCGCCTTACCGACTCCCCTCCAAGCAGGGTGTCGGTGGTAAGGTGTATGCTGGTAGGCGCTTGTACAGCAAGGCAATGATTGAGGCTACTGCAGATTTGTTCGATAAAGCTGGACTTTTGGGAACAGGTCGTATAGAGTGGTCTTTACACCGGAGTCTTGTTGACAAGATAGCCGAGGCGTGGGAAACTATCCGCGCAGAAGAAATGCAAAACAACTAACTAAGGAAAACATGCCAATTCAGAAAAATGCCCCAGATGCCGCCAGCTATGTTGCCGACGACATTGACGACCGTCCACAGCAGGCAACTGCCTCGTCAACCTCAGTCCTTTCGGGCTGGGATGCAGCGGACACCTTCACCACTTCTAGCGACTTCCCAACGGAAGTAAAGTTTGAAGAGGGGAAGCACTTGGTCTTTAAGTTCTTGGATGAGAACGGACCATTCGCTATCTACAAGCAGCACTTCCTAAAGCAGAAGACCAGCGGTAAGCGCTCGTACGTCTGCATTGGAGCTGACTGCCCACTGTGCGTTAAGCTACAGGACCGCCCTGAGAACAAGCGTGCATTCACCGTTGTTACCCTGAACTCAGAGTCAGGTATCCAGCGTCAGATGCTAATCTCAGGTGCTCGTCTATACCAGGCTTTGCACGCAGCTCACTACTCGCCACAGGGACCTCTTACCAAGGGCTACTGGGCAATCATTCGCATCGGTAAGGGTCCACAGACCTCTTACACCGTCACCCCTATCAAAGAGCGCGACCTCGAAGAGGACTGGAACCTAGATGCTGAAAAAGCAGCTACTGCAGTAACCTCTGCCGAAGTTTACACTCGCAACCTCATCAAGGAGCACTCACTAGAGGAACTTGACGAGATTGCTGACTCGCTTATCTAGATAACCTAGCGATTGGCGGGGGACTAACCTCCCCCGCCTTTTGCGCCAATGCCGGGATGCCAAATGAACATTATTACAACTGCCGAACAACTAACCGAGATGGTAGATTACTACCTCACTCAAGATGCTTTTGCCTACGACGTTGAAACCGTAGGGCCTTTCCGAGGGCTAACTCCAGTCAACGAAGTGCTGTGGATTACACTAGCCACGCACGGTCGATGCGATGTTATTCCAATGGGCCACCCACACGGTGACTTCATTGAAGAGATATTTCCGCTGACTGGTCAGGGCGAGATTCGCAAGCAAAAGGGGCTAACCCTACGCCCTAGCGACTACAGCCGTGACGCTAAAAAAGCCACCAAAGTCTTTGGCCCAGCACCGGAACAGCTGTTCCCTGCTGAGGTTTTTAAGGGCCTAGAGCCATTGATGTTTAACCAAGACATACTGACCATAGGTCACAACTTAGTGTTTGACCTCACCTCTGTTGCTAAGTACTATGGTGGCCGCGTACCTAGCGCACCATACTTTGACACCATGGTCGCTTCGTTTGTTTCAGACAACCGCAATAAGAACAAGTGTGGTCTTGCTGACTGCCTTAAGCGTGAGTTTGGCTACGAGATGGCCAAGGGCGTTGGTAAAGAGGTTGAGGTTTACGACTTCAACACCGTTGCCAAATACGCGTACCTAGACTCAAAGTACACATTCCTGTTGTGGAAGTCACTGGTGCCAAAGCTAGAGGCTGGAGACTTGGGGCGCGTGTTCTCACTCGAGATGGATGTCCTAGCCGTTCTATGCGACATGAAGCTTACTGGCGCAACTATTGATACCGATTCGCTAAAACAGTTAAAGGTTGATTTAGAGGAAAAGGTAGAAGAGGCCCGCGGCAATATCTACAAAGCCGCTGGGCGTGAGTTTAATATCAACTCAAATCCAGAAAAACAGACACTACTGTATGGACCTAAGTCAGAGGGCGGGCGTGGCCTAAAGGCTCAGGTCCTAACCCCAAAGGGAACCCAGAAAGACCGTGAAGATGGCGACCTACTGCTGTCTGACTACTCGGTGTCGGCCGAGGCCCTAGAGCCATACCGCGACAAGGACCCACTGGTTACCGCCATGCTGGAGTACGCCGACTACAACAAGTTGCTTTCTACTTATGTAATTCCGTATCTTGGCGGTGAGGTAGAAAAGACTTTAGGCGGTAAGACTAAGATAGAGATTAAGGACAGCCTGCTAATTAATGGCAGGTTGCATGGAGACTTTGTACAGATTGGTGCAGAGACTGGACGTTTCTCAAGTCGTAACCCAAACCTACAGAACGTGCCAGCTCCGCACACGGCGCACGGCAAGGCCATCCGTAACCTGTTTGTAGCCCCTCCAGGCCACAAGTTAATTGTTGCGGACTACTCACAGATTGAGCCACGAGTTATTGCCTCGTTCTCGGAAGACCCGATTATGATGGACAACTACCTAAACGGCAAGGACATCTACACCACTGTCGGTGAGACCATGGGAGTAGACCGAAAGGCCGGTAAGGTCCTTGTACTAGCTATGGCATATGGCGTTGGGCCAGACAAGATTGCTAGCCAAATTGGGTGTACTAAGACCGAGGCCCGTGACCTACTTGACCGATTTGCTGCAGAGTTTAACTCAATTGCTAAGTATCGTGCAAAGGTTATTGGGGCAACTCGTCAAGGTAGCCCTGTGCCATACGTAAAGACCATTACTGGCCGCCGCCGCTACTTGCCTGAGATTAAGGCTAGAGACAATGGTGTACGAGCAGGGGCTGAGCGCCAGGCCTTTAATACTAAGATTCAAGGGAGCGCCGCCGACATCATCAAGATTGCGATGGTACGGGCGCATCAGATGATTCCAAAAGGTAGTAAGATAATACTTACAGTTCACGATGAGTTGGTGCTAACTACTCCAGCAGAGTTAGCAGAAGAAACCGCAGAAAAACTGCGCCAAGCAATGGAAGACATACAGGTGTTAAAGGTGCCACTGATTGCAGACGTAAAGATTGTAGACCGTTGGGGTGAGGCTAAATGATGTATTCCGATGACGACATGTCGGGGGAGATAGAGATTAGCAAGATTCCGTTGACTACCTTATACCGTTGGTATATGTACGACATGAATGTTGATAACCCAAATACTCACTTAGACGTATTTGAGATTACGCCTGTCAGCGAAGAGGGTCACGAAAAAGAACTAGAAGAGTCAAGCCTTAGAACTAACAGGCTGGACCCGCTACTGCCTCTAATAAACCTATACGCAAGCATGAACGCGCAGTATGTGTTTGAGATGCAGAAGCAGGACCTAATTGACGCAGGTTTAATTACGGCGGAAAAACTAGAGCACGACAAGGGTTCCTTAAAGCAGTTATACAAACAGATAACGTTTTCAGGCCTATTGACCATGCTTGCAAGTGCGCTAGAGTTAGGTTTAGTGCACCTCGACAGCTCACAGATTGATATAGATTAGGAAAAATATGAGTAACTCATGGTGGGCTAACAAGCTCGGAACCACACCTCAGCAGCCCTCACAATATCCAGCACAGGTGCCCCCGTCACAAACGCCAATGCAGCAGATGCCTCAAGGCGTACCGCAGCAGGAGCAACGACTACCACAGAGCGCCACTACGTATTCTCGTTGCCCAAACTGTTCTAGCGGAAACTATGGCAAGATGCCAGGTATGCCTGAGATTGAGTCACGTTGCTACGACTGTGGATACCCGCGTATTCAGTCCGGTACCGGAATGCCCGGCATGCACGTGTCTTCTAACGCCAACACCGTTGCTGCTACACAAATAAGCACCGCAAATAACTTTAACCCAGGCACCATCATCGGAAAGATTGGCTAATGTCACTAGACAAAGTACTCGCACAAATAAACAAGAAGTACGGAGAGAACACGGTCGTACTAGCCTCTAAGGTAGCTAAGCCAACTCGTTTCCCAAGCGGCTCATTGTCGCTAGACATGATTCTTGGTGGTGGATGGCCTACTAACCAGTGGCACGAGGTTATAGGAGAGGCCAGCAACGGTAAGACCGCACTAGCCTTGAAGACTATTGCCATTAACCAGAAGCGCGACCCTAACTTCACCACCATCTGGATTGCTGCCGAGGAGTGGGTGCCAGAATACGCCGAGATGTGTGGCGTAGACGCAACCAGAGTTCACGTATTTACTAGCAACGTCATGGAGATTGCGCTGACCGCTGTTCTAGATTTCGTAGAGACCCAGGAAGTCGACTGTGTAGTTATCGACTCGTTGCCTGCCCTGGTCCCGTCTGCTGAAGACGAGAAAGAGATGGACGAGTTTACCGTTGGGCGTGGAGCTATGCTCATGGGTAAGTTCTTCCGCAAGATGGAGAAGGCCGGAAAGCGTGACCTACTTGGCGGAGAGCGCCCATTCATTGGCCTAATCATCAACCAGTGGCGCATGAAGATTGGTGTGATGTACGGAGACCCTCGCACCACCCCAGGTGGAGAGGCTAAGAACTACTTTTTCTTTACCCGTATCGACGTCAAGCGAGACGAGTGGATTGAGACAGGCACTGGACAGGAAAAGCGCAAGGTAGGTCAGACTATCAAGTTCCAGACCCGTAAGAACAAGTCGGCCCCTCCAGGCCAAACTGCCTACACCGACTTCTACTTCGACGACGGTGGCGGAATTGACAAGGGCGACTATGACTACGCCAAGGAGATTGTATCCCTGGGTATCCTAAACAAGATTATTACCCGTGCAGGGGCCTACTACCGCTACGCAGACCGCCAGTGGCAGGGCGCAGACGCACTGTTAAATTCAATCCGTGAAGAGGTAGACCTGCAGGATACCTTGCAGAAAGACGTGCTAGGAACCCTAAAGCTTGCCTAGACCTAGAATTACTGACAACTGTACAACCTGTGGCCAGGGTCATTACGCAAAAGGTTTGTGTAAGCCCTGCTACATGGAAAAGAACAGACAAAGCTTTAACCCGAATGTCAGTGGTCGTAAGACTGCTAAGAACGTAGACCCAGAAGACTTTTGGGCGTTTGTCAAGAAGGAACTAAACATTGGCTAAATCAGAGGGTCAAAAGCAGTCCCTGAAGCACGAGAAAAGATTAGCCAAGGTCATCGGAGGCCAGCGTAGTGCTGCCTCCGGCGCCTTCTGGTTTCGCAAGGGAGACGTGCGGTCAAAAGACCTGCTGATTGAGCACAAGTGGACTGGTAAGAAGTCGTTCACACTGAAGTCTGACGTACTCGAGAAGATAACCACAGAGGCCATCCTAGACGGCCGTACGCCTGTCCTAGGGGTCAGCCTCAATGATGTTAACTACGTGCTGCTGGATGAGAATGATTTTATAGAACTCCGCGAATCTGTGCTACAATGCTTAGAGGAGCACACTGGAGAGAAGTAGCCCTACTACTTTTCGGAGCAGCATTGAAGTCACCCTACGACGCGTCTAGCGACACGCCCGGTTTTCTAACTTATGAAGGCTGGATGGAGCAGTCTAAGTGTGCGGACACAGTGCCCGGTTCAAAACCCCCAGTAAACGTTTACGACCCAGACTTGTGGTTTCCGCCTAGGGATAAAAGTCTTTACAAACCCATAGCCGATAAAGCAAAGTCCATTTGCTATGGAAAAGACGGCAAGGGCGAGTGCCCAGTCCGTATGCAGTGTCTGTTGTTCGCCGACAGGACTGATAAAGTCCACGGTATCTGGGGCGGCATGAGCCACCGCGAGCGAGCAGCCCTAAAGCGAAAAGCGACACGCCAGGGAAAGACGCTGGAAGAGTTAGCCAAAAAAACAAAGTAGACAATCCAATGGTTGTGTGATAGCGTCTTAGTCAAGGACGGTATAAATGGCTAAGAAAGCACCAGCACTAAAGAAGCTTGCCCCAGGCGCATTGAAGAATTTTGTAGACGCAGGCAAATCAACTACTAGAGTAATTGGCAAGGTAGAGCGTCACGTTCTATCCAAGCCGCTAGATAACTCCAGGTCATTTGATGGCCTACACCCATCTGCAATGGTGAGTAAGTACTGGTGCCACAGAGCCTCGTACTTCCATTTGAAAGGTAACCACCCAGCGCCTGAGCCTCGCAAGTTCAGCCGCGAACTTATTTTTGCGCAGGGCCACGCAATTCACGATACGTGGCAGACCTGGTTCCGAGAGATGGGAACATTGTATGGCTCGTGGCAGTGTAGAGACTGTTCCAATTATTGGACAGACCTAAGTCCGGAGCTATGTATTTCATGCGGCTCGAGTAGAGTCAAATACAAGGAAGTTCCAGTAGTTAGCAAAGAGCTAATGATTACTGGACATTCAGACGGTTGGCTAAAAGGATTTGGCGACGACCTTATGCTGGAGATTAAGTCGGTCGGTGCTGGTACCTTCATGTGGCTAGATAAGGGCGCATGGTTTGCCAACGACCAGAGTTTTGATACGGCGTGGAAGAACCTCACCTCACCATTCGAGTCACATGTAGCCCAGGTTCAGTTGTACATGGAAGTGCTAAACCTGGCCGGGATTACTGACGTGCCTAACGAGGCCGTTGTCCTGTATGAGGCTAAGCCTACGCAGGCGGTCAAAGAGTTTATTGTACGCCGCGACACGTGGGCTATCCAGCACATCATCGATGGTGCTAAACATGTGGTAGACTCGTTGTCTAAAGAAATAGCGCCCGACTGCAATGTCGGTGGAGCGCTAAAGTGCAAACAGTGCGAAGGGTTTAACGAATGAGCAAGAGTACGCTAATCACAGACGACGTCAGCAAGTACGTCCTAGACGAGATGGATAAGCAGGGGCTGTCGATTGACCGCGAGGTCGAGCTAGAGCGCCCACAAATGCCAGCGGATATTACCGAGCTCGGTGACGAAGACCTGATGCTGTTGTACACCAAGTTTGCCGCATACAGCGACTTTGTAAACACCCAATTGTCGTGTGCGATTGTAGACGAGAAAGAACTAGAGCGCCAAGTAGATTACGAAGAGTCTATGGCGATGCTACGTTTGCAGGACACGCACCCAAAGACCACAGTGACTGCGCTAAAGGCGATGGTAGATTCTGATGGTAATATCAAGGACCTAAAGAAGGCGCACATGAACAAGTACGCCTATCGCAAGGTGCTAGAGACACTGGCAAACAACTGCGAGCGTAGCAGCTCAGTGTGTAGCCGTGAGCTAACTCGCCGTACTTCGGGCGATAACTTCAAGACCCGCAACAGGAAATTCAATATCTAATGGCAAAGAAGAGCGCCTATAAAGAGTTTGGGCAAGGGTTAGGTAACCCGACCAAACTCGCAATTGGCATTGACCAGTCCTATAGCGGGTTTGGCATAACTTTCATGGACTTAAATAGTGACGGTTACAAGACCATAGTTTTTAAAGGCGAGAGCACCGGAGTAGACAGACTAGTAGATATCAGTGTTAAACTAGGCATCCTGCTAGAGCAGCACGTACCAGAAAAAGCAAAAGAAGTAGTTGTTGCTATGGAAGGATACGCTTTTGGGTCGCAGATGGCAAACATGGCTGGAGAACTAGGCGCGGTTGTAAAACTGACCCTTCGTGACTACCTGTTCAAGCACCACGGTTCGTACCCATATATAATTCCACCAACAGTACTAAAGAAGTATGTCACTGGCAAAGGTGCTGGTATCCAAAAGAACCAGATACTACTTCACGTGTTCAAGAAGTGGAACGTCGAGTTCACTGACGACAACGCCGCGGACTCGTATGCCCTAGCGCACCTAGCCGCAGGTAAGTGCGACCTAGCGTATGAGCGCGAAATTTACCACAATATCCAAGACCCAAAATACAGGGAGAAATAAAATTATGGAAATACTTATAGGAATTGTTGCTGGATTATCAGTATTAACTTTAATAACCATTGGTATAAGCATGGTCCTGTCAGTAATATTTAACGCTGACCCATATGATGATATCCACTACACCGATGACTAAACTACTGTTTCGCAGCGCTGCTGTGGGCTTGTTATTTGTCGGCGTGTTCGGGTATGCTATTCAGACGGTCGGTAACCAAGCTTCGCCTATCCTAATATTTATAGGGCTGGCGTGCTTGTTGCTGGGCTGGGAGCGTCATGGCACTGACTAACACCGGCTACTGCGACACCGGATATCATGACATGTGCCCCGTCGGCCAGAGCACGACAACCGAATTACGGTGCATGTGTAGCTGCCACAGTTTTCCAGAAGAAACCATTGTATTAACCACCACAAACAAACCAAAAGGAAAAACAAATGTCAAACTATGAGGACTTTTCAAAAATGTACGCCGCCATGGAAACTAGAGAAGTACCACTGGAGACTAACCCACGAGTGTTTAGCAACATCCGAAAGAACGATATTAAAAAGCCATTTAACGATGCTTTGCAGTTTAAGTTCCAAGAAGCCAAGGCCCTGCTACTGCAGAAGCACGAAGACTACGGACCAACCAATATTTCAAACGCACCTGGTGGCCCACTAAACGGTCTACGAGTTCGTATCCACGACAAGAGTGCTCGTATCAACCACTTACTGGACAGCAAAGATGAGCCTAAAAACGAGAGCCTGCGCGATTCCTTCCTGGACATGGCGAATTATGCCATTATTGCCCTGATGGTACTCGATGGAGACTGGCCAGAAAAATAGTCAGTTAACCCACTGACCAGCATCAAAATACCTTTATAGTGGTAGTGTCGGGAGAACCCCAAACACAATTAGAGGTATTAATGTCAGAATCACCAGAAGAAGACTTCCTGCGCGTAGGCGCTGGCAGCACACCCCAATCGGTGGCTTCGGCCATTGCCCATGCCATTTACGAAAATGGTCAGGTTAAGCTACGCGCCGTAGGTGCTGGAGCCGTAAACCAGGCCGTAAAAGCTATTGCAATTGCCAGCGGCTATACCGCCCCCCGAGGAATCAGCATTGTTTGTGTGCCAGGCTTTGCCTCCGTTGAGAGCAACGGCGACAAGATTAGCGCCATAGTATTCAAAGTAATTTCCGTTAAGTAAGTACAAACCGGCTACAGGTTGTACCCTTAAATTACCAATCCTTTAGGCCAAAGAGGTAACTAATGAACGCACCAAAGAGCAAATTCCCTACCATGGGAAACAGTGCTGCTACGACCGCTAAGAACGCGTCGGCAGAAGGCACATCGGGCAAGCTTATGAAGAAGACAGGTAACGCCAAAGGCGGTACTGACCCTTACGTACAGGATGCCCCAGAACGTAGTAACATCAAGGCAACCGGCGGTGCCGCTTATGGTATCAGTACTTCGATGCCAGCATGGAAAGACCCACAGATTGGGGCAACCCAGGGAAATGGTCGCATGTTCACCTCAGCAGTAAACCGCACAAAGCCAAACTTTGATGCAGGAACTACGAACTACAACTAAATAGCCTTAGCAACGAGCCCGCCAGAGATGGCGGGTTTTTTGTTTTTTGGCGTAATTATTTTGTCTCGGTGAGTTGTGGTATTTCGCGGCGTTGTGTGTTACAGTATAGACATCGATAGCAACACTAAGGAGAGAGATGCTGATTGATGAGCTAAAAGCTCTGGCCAAGAAGGCCGAGTTAGAAGGTTGTGTAGTTGGCGTATGGGCGCAAAGCCAAGACGCGGAGTTCCAGGCAGTGTTCGAAAGCCTACGCGGAAACACCAATGTAAATCTAACCCAGGTACTAGCAGCAGTTAAATCCCATAACGCAGATTTACCCTTTAAGCGCACCGCATTTACTAGCCACATGAGAGGTGGTTGTGCATGTCTGACAGCCTAGCCAAAGTATTAAAAGAAATACTAGCGCAAGACCCGTACGCACCATTGCCGTACAAGCAGGCAGAGAAACTCACAATCAAACCATCAACAATTACCAAGCCGAGTAAGAACTTTGGCTGGAAACTGGCAGCCCTGTTGCCAGACACCCAGATTGGATACCGCGTCTACGAAGACGGGTCGGTCATAGAGTTCCACGACGAACAGGCCATTGAAATTGCGATGCAAATTGTGGCATACGCTAATGAGCAGTTCGGCGTGGACACCATTGTAAACCTCGGTGACACCGTTGACCTTCCAGCGCAGAGCCGCCATCATCAGGAAATCGCGTTTCAAAACTCAACTAACCTCGCCCTACAGCGTGCCTACGAATACCTGGCACAACAGCGTGCCACTGTGCCG